GTCTGAAATCGACGGCTCGACGGACGGCGGCGAGACCTTCGCCCAACTGGTTCAGACCAAGTTCGTTACGCTTGGTGTCGAAAAGCGTGCCAAGTCGTACATCGAAGATTATTCGAACGGTACGGCCGGTACACTCTGCAAGCGCCCATGGGCAGTCGTCCGCGTCGCTGGCATCTAAGCTTGTCGACCGGCGGCGACGTCGGTCTATGTCGAGCGCGAGGTTTAAAACCTCGCGCTTTTCTACCGATCCGGTAAGCCTTCGAGCACCATACCCGGACTTGATAAAGAGGTTTCAAAATGTCCAACGTTTACATCTTGTCGACCATGACGAATTCCATGTCGTATCGTGTGTATCGCACGATCGGTCTGGAAAACCCTGAAAAGGGACCGCGTATCGTCGCGCCGATTAACGAAGAAACCATCACCATTCGCGGCGGCGCCAATCGGCCTAGCCAGCGTCTTGGTTTCGGCGAACAGACTCAGGATTTAAACGGAAACGTTTTGTGGACCGCGCGCGGCGTTGTGACGTCCATCACGGAAGATCAGTACGAGAGTCTGAAGGGTCATTGGCTGTTCCAAAAGCACCTTAAAAATGGTCGCATGGAAGTCGTCAATCGAGACATTTCGAGCAATCACAAAGCGATCGCCCGCGTCGTCGAAGACAACATGAAGCCGTCCGACAACCAGGCGCAACTGACCAAGGATTCGGTCGCACAACGAATCAAGGTCAAAACCCCGATGAAGGAAATCGCCCAGGAATGGGGAGCGTAAGCCGTGCCCGCGTACAACGACACGAATTTTCGAGCGCTATTCACCGTTTTTGGGAATGCTGCAACATATCCTGAAGCCACAATCTTGACGTACTGGGGAGTGGCTTCAGACTATATCAGCACGTACGATTCTTCGTTCAACATCCTGAACGGCAACTCTTTGCAGTTGGCGCTCGACCTGTTGTGCGCGCACATCCTTACCCTTTTCACCGCCGATCAGAACAACGTCGATGAGGGAGAAGACCCGGGCGAACCGGGATCGATCGAGACATCGGCTTCTGTCGGTTCGGTCTCTGTTGGAAGTCTCCCTCCGCCGATCGACGATGACCCATGGCGCTACTGGCTGAATCAGACGCGGTACGGTCAACAGTTGCTCGCACTGCTGGCGGTCAAGGCCGTCGGCGGTCTATATATCGGCGGTAATCCGACGCCAGAACGCAGCGGCTTTCGCAAGGCTGGGGGTACTTTCTGGTGAGCAATCCGGGCTCGAACCTTCTCAAGCGCGCGCGCAAGCTGATCAAGTTCGGATCGGTACAGTATTACGCCACGACCGGCCGTACGATGAATACGGCGCGTCAGTGGATCGCTTCGTTTGGCGAGGCAGCAACCCTTTCTGCAAGCGTCCAGGCAGTACCGCGAGCGAACTACCAGAAGGAGGGGCTTGATTTCAACAAATTCTACGTACGCGTATGGGCGTCTCTCGCAATGGTCGCGCTCGATCGCGACACGAGCGGCGACCGTTTCATCTATAACGGAGACCTGTACGCCTTCGCGGATGGCGAGAACTGGTTTCAACAGGATGGATGGTCGACCGTTCTCGCATGCCGCATAAAGAACGGCGCAACCGGCCCAGTACTGTGACGACGCTCTACACCGACAATACACTGTTCGCCCTGGTCGCCGATACGCTCGACGCGGCGTCCGCTCTCGCCGGTTGGAACTATCTCACCGTGCAACGCGATCAGCCGTCGCCGCAGGGTGCCGTTACCGCAGGGACGATCTACCTTGAGCGTCAGTTTGACGATCGGTACGGCTGGCCCGCTGTTCAGAGCACGTATAACCCGCCGACGCCGGATACGCCGCCCAATCCGCAGGGTACTTACACGAAGACGGAAAAGCAGTGGATCGAAGCGCATTTTCAGGTTTCGGCCATGGTAATCCAGAACCCTTCAGACCTGACATTGCCGACCGCGCTCGACGTCGTGCGTTATTGCGCTCAGTACCTGAACATGCGCACGATCGTCAAGCAACTGACGCGCACGAGTAACGTATCGGTACTGAAGGTCGGTACCGTCCGCAATCCGTGGGATAAAGACGATCGCGACATTTACGAAGCGACGCCTTCATTCGACCTGATCGTTCAGTATCAGGCGCAACTGGCAGTGACGATACCCGCAACAAACATTGTTCAGGGTGCCGTCGTCGAGGGTATCAAGGGAGCGGGCACTTTCCCTGTATAGCCATGGCAAAAACACGACTCGTCGACCGTCATATAGCCGCGCTTCAGGCGCTTGGAAAGCAGAACGAAATAGAAGCTGGCTGGTTCGAATCGGCCCGCTATAAAGCCGGTAAGGTGAGCGGTAAAACGGTAAAGGATAGGCAGGGAAAAAAGGTTAAAACGAAAGATCGCGAAATAGACCCGAAAAAAGTCGGCATGTCTATCGCATGGATCATGCGTATACAGAATTTCGGCGCAACGATCAAGCGTAAGGATGGGAAAATAATCAGAATTCCGCCCCGTCCGTTTATGCAATTGGCGTACTCGCGATTTCTTCAAAGACGAAAGAAAATTCAGGCGCGCATGGCCGAAGATTTGCTGAAAGGCAAGCTTGCTCCCGAAAAGGTTCTAGGCCAAATCGCGCTCGAACTCGAAGGCTGTATCGTCGACGCTATTCGAGACGGTGACTGGGCTCCCAACGCGAAATCGACGATTGAACAGAAGGGCTTCGACAAACCGCTGATCGACACTTCTCAAGCCTGGCAAGGCGTAGCAAGCTCAGTCAACGGCAAACAGAAGCCGAAACAGTAACCAATCACCCAAGTGGAGTCACATTCATGATTTCGATGAGCAGGTATATCAGCATCATTTCCGGCGTAGGCGCGGGCGCGGCGGTCGCGCAGCGCCAGCTAATCCTGCGACTCGTTACGCAGAACTCAGTGCTTCCGCCGGGCCTTGTCGCCCAGTTCTCGAACGCGCTATCTGTCGGCGCATACTTCGGTACGCAGTCCGAAGAGTACCTGCGTGCGCAAGCGTACTTCTCGTTCGTCAACAAGAAGATCAATAGCCCGTCCCTGATCAGCTTCGTGCGCTGGGTCTCGACCGCTATCGCCCCGATGATCGTCGGCGACACGATCGCCAAGGTACTCGCTTCGTTCGTGAGCGTTACAACCGGCACGTTGACGTTGAATGACGGCGCGACAGCGATCCCGATCTCGGCTATATCGTTCGCTGGCTGCTCGACCTTGACGGCGGTCGCGGCTGCACTGCAAACGGCTCTTCGCCTAAACGTCGATACGCAGTTGACGAACTGCACGGTGACCTATAACACCAACACGAACCAGTTCGTCCTGACCGGATCGAATTCGGGTGCCGGGACGTTGTCGGCAACCCCGACGGGACTGTCGACCGATATCTCCGCGCTATTGGGATGGACGACCGGCGGCACAATCCTTGTACCGGGTCAAGCTGCGGCAACGCCTGACGTCGCGATTTCCAGTTCGGCCGCAATCTCGAACAACTTCGGTTCGTTCGCATACTGCACGCCGTCGACCCCGCTCACGAACACGCAGATCGAAGCGATTTCGGCGTGGACCGATTCGCAGAACAACCAGTACATGTATTTGCTCGCGACGCCGCTGGCGAACCTGCAAACGCTGTTTGCGCTGATCGGCGGCTTTAGCGGCGTCGGAATCAACATCCTGTCGACGACCCAGGCCAATGACTATATCGAGCAGTCGCCGGGCGAAATCCTCGCGGCGACAAACTATAGTCAGGCGGCTGCGTCGCAGAATTACATGTACTACCAGTTCGCCAACCGGAACATTACAGTGTCCGACGACAACACGGCGAACCTGGTCGATGCATCGCGAGGAAACTATATCGGCGTGACGCAGTCGGCCGGTCAACAACTGGCGTTTTATCAGCGCGGCGTTCTCTGCGGCGGATCGCAAGCCGCTACCGATATGAACACCTTCGCGAATGAAATGTGGCTGAAGTCGTCTTTCAGCGCGCAATTCATGAGCCTGTTCCTGAACGTGCCTGAAGTACCGGCCGACGACAGCGGCGCCGCGATGCTGCTAGGCGTCATGACGCCGACGATCCAGACGGCGAAGACCAACGGTGTAATTTCCGTCGGCAAGCCGTTGAGCGCCGTACAGCAACAGTTGATTTCGTCGATCACTGGCGACACGACGGCATGGCGTCAGGTTCAGACGCTGGGATACTGGCTGTCGATCACGTTCACGTCGCAAGAGAACCCGAACAGCGAGCTTACGGAATGGGTTGCAAATTACCAGTTCGTGTACTCGAAGTCGGACGCTATCCGGTCGGTTGTCGGCTCCGATGTGATGATCTAACGCTGTCGAAGAAGGGGTTTTCGGCGCTAGTCGAACCCCTTCGACCGGTACAATCCGAATCACACAGGAGTTTATGCAATGGCTCAAGACATTAGCGTATTTGGCCTAGAAGCCAACGTCGTCGCCTCGACAACCTTCCCGAACGGTATCAACATCACGGCATTCGCCAACGACGGCGACCCGCTCGATTCGCCCGACCTGGAAATCGCTGATATGGCGATCGGCCCGAACGGCGATACCGTGACATGGTCCCGGCCGCAACTGGTCGAAATCACCACGACCATCATTCCGCAGTCCAACGACGACGTGAACCTGACCGTTCTCGAAGATGCCAACCGCGTTGCGAAGGGCAAGACGAGCGCGCAGGACGAAATTACTATCGTCTGGACGTATCCGAACGGCATGGTCGTGACGTGCTCGGACGGCAAGATGGTGACCGGTCCGGTTGTCCAGTCGGGTACCGCAGAGGGCAAGGCGAAGAGCAAGCGTTTTTCGTTCAAGTTCGGCCAGGTGACGCGCCAGAACCCGCCGGGAACGACGGCGTAATGCATGCTCGCGATTCCGCTCGAACAGGTACCTAACCAGCAAATCTCGTTCAACGCAGACGGGGTTTTGTGGACGATTCACGTCTATCAGGCCGTGAATCATATGTGTGCGGACGTGAGCCGTTCTGTTCTATCAACCGACCCCGCCGGTTCGGCAAGTCCTTTTCCGCTTATAAACGGAATTCGCTGTTTCGGCGGTATCGGTCTGCTTCCTTACCCTTACATGTATCAGCCGAATTTCGGCAACTTCATGTTCGACAGCGACGCAGACTGGACCGAGTTTAGTGCGTCGTGCAATCTGTACTACCTCGAACAGGATGAAATAGCGGAGTTCACGGATGCGCTTCAAGCTGGGGTGATTTGATGGCAACCATGACCATCGCATGCAACGAAAACAATGATATGTATCTGGTTGACGGCCGCAACCTTGGCTTTCTGACCGGAGCGCCCGCGTGCGCACAAAACATCCTGCAAAAAACGTTGATGGTACTCGGCGAAAACCAGTACAACACGGCGGATGGAGTCGACTATTTTGGAACGGTATTTACGCCCCAGCCGGATTACGACCTGGCGCGCGAGTCGCTCGAAAATAACATTCTCGAAGCCCCGGACGTCACGGGGATTTCGTCGTTGACGATCACACCGACGACGGCGATCAATCCGAACAGCGGCCTGAGTGAGGCCCAGTTTACGTACGAAGCGGACGTGACGACGATCTATGACCAGATCACCGTATCGAACACTTCGACATCAAATCAAGCATCCGTATAGGTGAAATGATGACCGCACAATCTGTATCGCACGGCGTGATCAACATCGACGTCAAGAATTTCAAGGCGTCGAAGCCTTCGTCAGTGCTTCAGGCAGAAGCCCCTCTCACGGCGCATCCGATTTCGACCGGTCCGACGCCGGAATCTGTTGTTGTCCATAAAACGTCCGCGCAGATCGCTGAAGAAGCGGTCGCACTTCAGGCTGCAGCCGAACAACTTCAAAAGGACGCCGCCAACGTTGCACCGGCCGCGTAATAGCGCATGATCGATATCAGCGGTTTCGGGACCGGCATAACGATTATTGCAACGACGTCGTTTCCGGTCGGCTTCACCCTGTCGTCTTTCGCGGATGATGAAGACGCGCTGAATGTCGAGAACACAGAAGTTTCGGGGTACGAAAAGCTTTACGACGGATCGATTTTCACGTTCGATAAGACGTCTCCACTGCTTCTTTCTGTAGGCGTCATACCGAACAGCAGCGACGACTCTAACCTGAAAGTCCTGATGCAAATGCGCAAGTCGAGCCCGCAATTGTTGCCGATCGTGGACACGACATCGTGCGTCATTTGCTACGCGGATGGCGGCAAGGTCGCGATGTCGAACGGTACCATTCTTTCCGGCGCTCTGGCCGACTCCCTGACCGCGCAAGGGCGCAAGAAGGGGAATGTCTATCACTTCGTGTTCGGGACGTTCGCGGGGGCTCAGAGCGCGTCTGAACTCGTCCAGAGCGTCGCACAAAACATCGGACCTCTGCTGTAAAGCGCCATGGCGAACACGATCCTTTCGAGCGCACTTTCGGCGCCTTCCCTGACCGTCACCAGCGATGCGACAGCGATCAACATCGCACAGGCGTGCGGCGTGTCAAAGGTCGTGATAAAGCTGCGCTCGAAGATTTTTCGCCACAAGCGGGAAGACGGAACAACGGTTGTCGATGCGCGCGTTGTCGAGCCGATGGTGACGGAAATCGACGTGTTCGCGCCGACGCTCGACAGTCTCGCCATGCTTAACTCTGCCCTGCTCGATCGCACGAGCACGTACACAATCAAGTCGCGCGGCCTGGTGCTTCGCAACATGATGATGAACGAAGCCGCGATCAAGCAAACTGCCGATATGTTGTCGGCGAGCCCGGTCAGACTGGCATTCAAGGAACTGTTGACGCAGAACAAAAGCAGCACGGGCCAGCAGACCGTTGCGCAACCCGCCGACTCGACACTGATTGACAAGGGTCTTCAGACGATTTCTTCGGCGGTGCAGTCTGTCGGGGGATTGGCGGCGTCCATTGCCGCGACGGCCGCTTCCGTGATCGTTCCGGTTGTTGGCGACGCACTGGTTGATGTCTCTGGCGGTTCGTTCGTTCTCGATTCGAGCGTGCTCGGATGAATACGATCAAAGGGGGCGCGTAATGCCCGGCTCAATCCTCTCAACCGTACTCGGTGCGCCTTCTTTTTCGGTTACCGACGATTCGACCGGTTCCGCTATCTGGACGGACCTTGGGATAGTCGACGTCGAGATTACTACGCCGTCTGACAACACTGATCAGCCGCTGTCTAACCAGCAGATTAATGATTCGACGGTCTATCAGTCGATCCTTTCGGCGGACATCGCGAGTGTAAAAATCATTTCGCCAGACCGCGTTCGAGTGACGGCGTTGTGCTCCGACTTGTCGACCGTAAAGAGTGTAATATCCTATTTCAGCAACCTGACAGCAACGATGTCGATCAATACCAAGTCGGTAATCACGCGGTCTATGGTGATGTCCGAATGCGATATAGAGCAGTCAGGCGAAATGATTTCCGCCGTGCGCATTGTGGTCGTTTTCGAACAGGCACAACCGGCCGAATCTACCGGTTACGCACCCGAACAACCGGCCGACGAATCGACGTATGGAATCAGCATCGCAAACCCGCCTTCTGTCGTTCCCCTCGCCACACTCACGAAAGCTATTTCGGCTGCGGTCGGTAGCATCACGCCTATTGTTTCCGGCGCGCTTATCGACGGACTTGGGAACCCCTTTACTCTGGATACGAGCAGACTATCATGAGCACGTCTAACTATACGCCTGGTCAGATTCTAACCGCAGCCGCGCTTAACGCTTCGTTCGACGCAAAGGTCGACGCGGCGGAAGCTGCAATCACAGGCGGTACGATCGCGGGCCTTACGTCCCTTCAGATTACCGGAACAGCCGATTCGACGTCACCAGTTACCGGCGCGCTCACGGTCGCGGGAGGCGTGGGGGTTGAACTCGACATGCAGGTCGGCGGAGACGTCACGGTCGAGGGTGAGGTGATCGCCAACGCCACGACCCAATCGACTAGTAATACGACAGGCGCAATCGTCGTGATTGGCGGCGTTGGTATTGGCGGAAACGTCAATATCGGCGGCTCCGTTGGCATCGCGGGCTCGTTGACCGTAACCGATCCGATCGAAGCTGCCAGTACCGAAGACTCGACCAGCACGACGACGGGCGCAATCATCGTTGAGGGTGGCCTTGGCGTCGCTCTGTCGGTTACGGTCGGCGATAACCTTACCGTCGGCGAGACCCTAAACGTGGCGGGTGCCGCGCAGATAACCGCGACGACTGATACGACCGGCCCGACAACGGGCGCCCTGATCGTTACGGGTGGCGTCGGTATCAGCAAGAATCTTCAGGTCGCCCAAAAGGTCACTACCCAAACCGCGTCGGTCGCTGCCGCTACCGCGTCCACTTCTCCGTCAACCGGCGCGCTCGTCGTTACGGGTGGCGTCGGCGTCGGCGGTGCAATCAATTCGACCGGTAATCTTTCGGTAGGAGGTACCGCGACGCTTGACGGCGCCGTTGATATCGTGTCTGCGACCGCGTCAACTTCCCCTACCACGGGCGCCCTGATCGTTGCGGGCGGCGTAGGCGTAGGCGGCGCGATCAATGCGTCTGGTCTCGTATCTTCCGACCATGTAGCGACAACGAACGCTGCGGTCGCCTCGACGTTTGCGGGTGCCGTAGACGTGACCAATGCTACGGCTTCCACGTCGCCGACGACAGGTGCCCTGATCGTCGCTGGCGGCGCTGGCGTAGCTGGCGCGTTGAATGTCGCTGGCGGTGCGACGATCGGAAGTGATACGACGATTTCTGGTTTGATCGGCGCCAAGGGACATTCCAACCTGCTCTACAACAGTACGGGTGAATTCGGAAATATCGGCTGGACCGGTACCACGTTCAGCGGTCAGAACGACGCTACGGGCGCGGGCGGTTCTATGTTTTCGAACATCCTAGCGCTCACGACTGCAGCAAGCGACGTCTCTCAGAACATCCCGGTTGGCGCAGCGGTCCCCCTGTCTCTTACTGGCGATATTCTAACCAGCGGTGTGACCAGCGGAACCATCGCATTGACGTTGACGGCCTTCAGTTCGGCAAATGCCAACCTTGGTACGGTGTGCTCAATCACACTCGCCAACGGAACCGCCTTCACGCGCGAGACCGCCACCGGCACGACACCGGCAAACACCGCGTACGTACAACTGACAAAGTCGATTAGCGGCGGGTCGGTTGCAGCTACTGCGTTGGGGGTTGGGTTTAAGCGTATTAAGATCGAAAACAGCGCGTTTGCGACGCTCTATTCGCAAGAGGCGTCGTTCGCCGCGACATCGTCCATGAGTACGGCGAATCCAACAATCGCGAGCGGCCCGCTTACTTTCTCGGACGGATCGCAGCAGATTAGCGCTGCATCGGGAAAGAACAAGATAATTAACGGCCAGTGCATGTTCGCGCAACGCGCCGCAGTAACGATTGCAGGAGCGCGCGTATATGGCGGACCCGATCGTTACTGCGGCGCGGTCAACGGCGCGGGCGGAAGCTACAGCCTTTCTTCTGGAACCCTAACTTTTAACGGTGTAACGTACAGTACCGCCCAAGCTTCGAGTGTAAGCGCAGCGTCTAGCTTTTCCGGGACTAATAACTGGATCGGAATCACGCAACAGATTGAAGGGTTCAACTGTTACGATATGGTTGGTCAGCCGATATCAGTCCAGTTCCTGTTCACGGCAAGCATTAGCGGTACTTATTCCGTTTCACTTTGCGACAGTACATCAAACTTCAGCATCGTAGGGACGTTCACTGCCGTAGCAAATACCCCGAAACTGGTAAATATAAACTGGCCCGCGATTCCGTCCGGGGCGACAATTCCGCGTTCAAGTGCAATGGGCCTTTGGTTGCGCATCGGCGGTATCAACAACGGAGGAATTGCAACTTCGACTCTTAATGTGTGGCAGTCTGGTGGGGCTTTCTTGTGCGCCACCGGGACTACACAATGGAGTCAGACCGTTGGCGCGACGATTGGGGTTACAAAAGTCCAACTTGAGGCTGGTTCTGTTTGCACGCCGTTCGAAGAAGAAGATGTCGGAATTACAGGATATCGATGTCTTCGCTATCACAACAGCATCGGATTCAACGGGATTGCCATAGCAGGATACAACCCTTCGGCGGGGAATGCCACGACGTCAGGCCTTCCTATTCCAGTTTCGATGCGCACGACGCCAGCCGTAACAGCTAACATTTCTAGTTCCAGTAACGTGACGTCGATTGGCTGCGGCGCGACAAGCAACAACATTACTCCGAACGCGAATACCCCCGCCGCCGGTCTGTTTTTGGCGTTGGCAAATATAGCGCTCGATGCCGAACTGTAAAGCTTGCCCGCAACTCGAAGGGGGTCGATAATGAGTGCTCTTTGTCGACCTTCCTTTGGGCTTCCGCATGAATTTTGAAATTACGCTTCCCGACGGAACAAAACGTGCCGTCGAAATCAGTCGCTTCCCGGCGCTCGACGGATGGGATATCCAGCAGCGTTTTGTCGAGTTCGCGGCGTCGCACGACAAGACATTCCGTCGCGCCTACACGCTCGAAGTGCTCGCCTATGCGGTCGTGATAAACAACGGCGCGCGCATCGAAATGAAGACGCCGCAACTGATCGACAACCATCTTGGGTCGTGGCAAAACGTCGAGAGCGTCTTCGAAGCAATCCTCGAACACAACGGCATCGACCCCAAGACGCACGCCGACCGGCCCGTGTTTTGGGAGAAGGCTGGCGCCGAAATGGCGACATCTTTCGCGGTCGAAATCACTCGCATTATGGGACCGGCTATCGGTCTCGCGGCGCAACAGGGTAACTAGGATTCAATAAATGGCCGACGATCTTGACAAGTTCGTACTTCAGTACACCGTCGAGCTAAAAGACAGTATTTCTCGTCTTGAGAAGCTACAGACGAAGATGGACGGTGTAGAAAAATCGGGGTCGAAGGCCGGTAAGGGGCTTAAAGAGTTCGCATCCGGCGCGGCGAAGGAACTCGATCAAATGGTTCCGGGATTGAACGCCGTCGCGACCGCCGTCAAGGGTCTAGGCGCCGAATTCGCCGTCGCAGCCGTCGCAGTTGGCGCACTCGCGATCGGCGTCAAGTCGGTAATGGACCTTCGCGAGCAATTTAACGCCCAGCGCGCGGCGGGAATGCAACTGGGTGTGTCGGGCTTGCGGATCGAGAACTACCAACGAGCCTTCGCCAATGGCTCGGGCGGCATGGTGAGCCGTGACGGTGCGCTAGAAGGCGTCAAGCGCCTGTCGCAAATGTCGAATGACGCGTTCGCCGATCCGTCGGGAATGAAGCGTTTCCAAATGAAGCAGTTCCTTGGCGTCGATCCGGGATCGTACGATAAGCCGACCGGTCTGAACGACGAAATGCGCCAGATTGCTTCGTCGCTTCAAGGCAAGTCGTCCGATCAGGTGAAGGGTATCGCGAAGTCGACCGGCTTCTCTCAGGACTGGCTTTTGACGCTTCAAAAGCTTGGACCGGCGATCGGCGACATCAACCAGCTTACGACGACAGAAATCACGCAACGCCAGCAGTCAGAAGATAGTCTCGCAAAATTTAACGACGAGCTTGGAAAGTTCAAGGAAACGATAAACGAACTCGAAATATCGCTCGGTGAGCACCTGTTACCCGCCGCAGAAAAGTTCGTTGGATGGATCACGAAGATCGTCGACGCAATGAACAAGGTAACGACGCCAAACGCGCCGACACCCGGGAAAATCGTCAACGGCCACTTTGTACCCAGTCAACCCGCATCGTCGACACCTGGCGCGACCGGCCCTGGTCACTTTGGACCGGGCCACTTCTGGATTCCCGACGCGCCGTCGCCTGCTCAAAAACAGGCTGAAACGAAGCAGGCCGAAGACAAGAAAAAAGAGCAGAAAAAAGCAAGCGATATCGTCGACAAGATGGACGAGTCGAACAAGGCCGGTATCCAGACGGCCAACCAGACGACGCTTGCAATGAACCTGTTCGCGGCGTCCGTAGCGTCGTTCTCACAGGCCGTGGACATTCACCAGGCGTGGGCGGCATGGGCGGGTAACATCGGGCAGGCGGGGGGCGTCAAGGGCGCCTCTGGCTCGTCTGGTCCGTCCAACATGTCGACGAGCGGCGGAGGTAACGGCGACTGGAAAAATAGCCAGTACAGCGCGCAAATTGCAGCGGGCGCAGCGGCGTACGGGCTCGATCCGCAAATGCTCTATGCGATCATGCAGACTGAATCGCACGGTCGAAACGGTCAGTATTCGTCGACCGGCGCGGGCGGTCTTATGCAGGTAACGAAGGGCAACTGGAAAGCCTATGGCGGCGGCTCCGACGTAATGGACCCGGGCGCGAACATCATGGTTGGCGCCCGCATCTACGCGGAAAGCCTGAAGCGTGCTGGCGGCGATGTGTCGAAGGGACTTGGCTATTACAACGGCAATTCCGACCCTAACTATCAAGCGAAAGTCGCCGGGCACTACGGCGGTTCGAGTTCGGGTATCGGCCAGAACCGCGACACACTCATGCTCACACAGGTACAGAACGCGATCGCGGGCGCGCTGGGCGTTCCCGTGCAGCAGTTGAAGCAAGGCGGTATCGGTAAAGGCGACGTCCAATACACCGTCGATAACCTCGAAGCGGGCTATCTGAATAGCGCGAACCAGGCGAACTCGCGCCTTCAGAATCCGATCGGCCTGTCGCAAATACAGATCGCCGATTTCAAGAATCAGCTTCTCGTCGCGCAGCGCGGGCTCGCGGCGATGGAAACGTACAAGAAGCAGATTATCGACGGATCGAACGGCTCGACATCACTCACCGCGCAGCGTGTCGGCGGGGTCATGGCAACGCCGCCAACGATGAATTTCTATATCAGCGGTGCGGGAATGGACGCAAAAACACTCGCGAAAGCGATCGACGACCGCATGCAGTACCATATGCAAAACGCTGTGAATAGCGTCACGAATCAGGAAAAGGGTTAATCATGCCGTTGGGAACCCGCGTTCTGACCATTACCCTTGCAATGCCGCAGGGTAATGTGGTGCTCGACGAATCTCTTGACCTGAAAGTCAAGATTACGAAAGCCGCGCTCGCGCAGCAGCAGCAGTGCGAAGTCGTCGTCACAAATTTGTCGGTGAGTCTTCGCGCGTCCCTTATCACCCAGTTTTCGGCGTGGAACAAGCGCAATATAGAAAACGGGCAACCGAACGCGACCCAACAGAGTTATATCGGCGTGACGGTACAGGCTGGTTATTCTAATCCGGGTCAACAATCTAACGTAATTACGGTGTTCGTCGGTCAGGTCGCGCTCGCCGGTCCTATTGGAGAATTGCCGAATATGGCCGTGAAGATCACGGCTTATTCGCAGCAGATCAACAAGGTCCAGTACATCACACAGATTCCGCCGGGACAAATGACGTTTAAGGCATACGCGGCTTTTATCGCTGCGCAAATGGGCGTCAATCTGGCTTGCCAGACGAGCTATGATGATCAGGTCATTACGAACCCCGGCGCGTCGGTTCATACCGTCGGAGATTTGCTTGTCGACCTTCAGTCATATTACCGCCCTAATGTTGCGGCTTATGTAGACAATAATACCCTGTATGTCAAGGATGTTAATGCGGTCATTGCATCGGCCGGTCAGGTTACGCTTGACGAATTTATTAACATGCCACTTTGGGATGAATGGGGATGCGAATTCGAAGTGCTTTTTAATTCGCAACTCCTTTTGTCGTGCGCGGCAACCCTCGTGTCGACGATGAATCCCAGCCTTAATAACGTTGGATATGTTATTTACGCACTTGAATATAATCTGACTTCTCGCGATACCCCTTTCGATATCAAGGCAAACGGGGCGCCTCCTGCATAATGGCTACCAAGACCAAGACCTTTGAAATGTTCGGCGTGACATATCGAACCCGCCAGTTTGCGGCCGTGCGTGCGCTCGAACTGGCAACTGACGTCGACTCGTCTCCACTCGCAGTCCTTGAATTTACCGACGTGCTCGTTGGCGAAGACTGGGTCGCGCTTGACAGCCGCGAACGGGTGAATCAGTACGTCCTCGATCGAGCCGATGTTCTCGCACCACGCATCGTGCTAAAAGCGCTCCTGAAGACGGTCGGCGATCACTCGTGGTCGATCGCAAGGGGGTGGAAGGGGGTTCGTGTGCCGACGCGATTTACAGCCGATGGGCAGGGTGTAGCGACGCGTGAGTCGGCCTATGTCGATCCGGTTATCGCCGCGCTCCTTGGGGCTGATATGGCGCGTTTGCGCGAGCTTGAGGAATATTACTCGCTCGAAGACGCGCTCAAGATGTTCGACGTTATGGTCGCCAAGGGAGTGAGCGAGGCATTCGCAAATGAGCATGCGCAGAAGGGCCGAAAGTAGATTACTGTTTCGGCCTTAATATAGACGATCGACGCTGTAAAATCGCCCGTAATCGACCTTTTTCGGGCGTGTCTTTTGTCGTCTCTACAGAACAAACCGTTAGCTAATCAACAGCCGGGCGAAAATAGTTTTTTCGCTTCGGGTATGGCTGCACTGTTTAACGCAAACGGTCTGAAGACGAACAAGCTGCTTCCGGCGCAAGTCATCAATTACAACCGAACAACCAACGTCGCGACCGTTCAGCCGCTCGTGATGCTGGTTGACGTGAACGACAACACGCGAGCGCGTAACCAGATTGCCAGCGCGCCGGTTCTGTCGTTGGGCGGCGGCGGCTTTCATATCAACTTCCCTCTGAAAAAGGGCGATTTGGGATGGATTCTCGCGGCGGACAAGGATATTTCGACCTTCCTCGAAAATCTCTCACCGGCCCCGCCAAATTCATATCGAAAGCACCGCTTCGAAGATTCCTGGTTCGTTCCTGACGTCTTTCGAAAGTACACGATTAACGGCGCCGACACCGCGAACATGGTGATTCAGTCGGTCGATGGCACGACGCGGGTCAGTATCGGCGATGGTGTCGTAAACATCACCGCGCCGGGCTCGTGCGCTGTAACCACACCAACGTGGACTCTGAACGGTAACGGAGTGATCACGGGAAATCTTCAGATCGATCAGAACCTGACCGTGACCGGCCTAACCGCAGTAAATGGCGGCTTCACGGCGACCGGAACGAGCGGCGACGAGGTATGCACCCTGCCTGCTTCGACAACCATTGACAGCATCGTCGTCGCAGGGCACGGCCACGAGCAGGACGGCACGAGCGGGCGCACGGCGGGCGGGATGATCACATAATGAGCGCTTCCTACACTTACCTTCTGGATACCGGAACGATTTCGATCGACACGACCGATCTTTTGTCGGACGTCGAAGGGGAATGGACTGGTGCTTTCGGCGCAACCCTGGATACTGACGCGAGCACGCCGCAAGGAACAATGATCGCGAGCGAGACGACGGCGCGTACTTCAGTCATGAAGAATAATGCCGAACTAGCGAACATGCAGAACCCCGGACTAGCGTACGGGACTTTTCTGGACGCGACGTGCTCACTGCTCGGCATTGGTCGCGGCACTAACAAATCGACGGTGGCGCAAGGCGTCGTGGTCGCGGGCGATGCAACGACTGTATGGGCTGCTGGCTCGCGCGTGCAAACGCCAAACGGCGACGCGTTCGCCCTCCTGTCGGCGATCGACATCCCGAACAGCGGGACGGTCTCGGCAACTTTCCAGTCTCAGGCGTTCGGTGCAATACCATTCCCGCTAGGGGCAATGGAGATTATCGACGGTCAGGTTGGCATTGGCTCCGTGACATGCACAACCGGAACGACCGTTACGCCGGGCGCATCACAACTGACCGACCCCCAGCTTAAGAATCAGCGAAATCAGCAACTCGCGGTACAGGGCACAGCAAGCGCTGCTGCCGTCTATGCGAACCTGTTGAACGTTCCGAATGTAACGTCAGTTCAGGTCGTCGAGAACAACACCGGATCGCCGGGCGTCGTCGCGGGCGTGACATTTACCAAGGGTTCAGCACTTTGGGTGTGCGTCGCTGGTACGCCTTCTCCGGCTGCTGTCGCCGCTGCAATGTATGCCTCGCACAATAGCGGATGCCCGTGGGATTTTGGTGCGGCAGGGATGGGTAATCCGGTTCAGAGCCCGAACGGAGTTTTGACGCAAGACCCGGTTACCGGCGTCTCGTATTATGTCCTGTTCACGACGCCCATCATGTACGACGCCTATGTGAACATAACGGTACAGCAGACCCCGCAACAGTCCCCCGGAGCACCGAATATCGCCCAGTCGATTCTGGACTATGCCGATGGTCTGGTTGCGGGCGAGCCGGGCCTTGTCGCGGGCGCCAATGTGAACGCCTTCGAAATGAGCGGCGCCGTGCTTACTGCGTATCCGGGTCTCTATGTCAAGACGTGCCAGGTAGCATGCGTACCGCAAGGCGACGCCGCGCCTTCTTTCCCTGGCGCGTATGTGTACGAGGTTGTTATGACCCGATTCCAGCAGGGCAACTTGCAAATTGGTAATGTGACGGTGAACCTGTCATGAGTATGACGCCCTGGAATCCGTCCCTGACCCGCTCGCTGAAGTGGATGCAAAACAACGCGCCCAACATTCAGTCGATCATCAATGCGAAGCAGACCTGGTACACCAAATACAACACCGCGTTCTGGTCAAACTGGGAAGAGAACGTCTTCGACCTTCAGACGGCAAACGCTTTCGGGCTCGTTGTCTGGTGCATCATTTTGGGCCTTCCACTTGACATCTTTGTTTTCGATCCAATCACGAATGCGTTCGCCTATGGCGCACAACGCGGAAACTTCCTCGACGGTGGCGGCAACGTCGCACCCATTCAGTTTGTCGGCAGTACACTCGCAATCCAGAAAGCCGGAACAACGGTTCCTGCGGCAGACTGGTCGCTTAACATCACCACGGATGAGGTAACGTTCACGACGCCCCCGGCCCTTGGCGCGACCCTGACGTGGACGGCAACAGTAACGCAGCAGAACACCGGTCAGATGATGATCATTCAGCAGCCGCGCGTATTCGGTACGGGCGACGGCACGACGACATCGTTCAGTCTGATCCCATCGGACTCGGAAAATTACAACGAAGTGGGCAACAACTTCTACGGCGGCGGTTCGAATGTCGTCGGCCTATTGAGTGAAATCCGCTACGCGTGCCAGCTTCGATACGTCGCTCTCGTGTCGAACGGTCGGCAGCAGTGGATTAACCAAATGCTGCAATACATTTTCAATGGCGGCGAGCCATGGAACTTCGCGGCCGGGACTTATTTCTACCTGACCGACAATACCCAGGCGGCTCAAAACGTGACGGGAGAATCCCTCACGATTACGGGCTTCGGCGGAACGTTGCCGATGTCTGCCTCGTCGCGCACGAACCTGATATCCACGAACACCGACATCGTCGCGTCGGGGTCGTGGACCGTTGCGAACGCAACCAGGACAACCGAGACAGGGATCGACGGTACGGCCAACGGCGGCGTTCTGGTAACCCCGACGAGCGCGGCTGGCGCCATGACAGGCCCGGCATCAACGGTCGCCCTGAACACGATTTACGTGCTGTCTTGCTATATCGAGCCGGGAACCGCGACACAATCAAAGGTAGCGTGCGGACCGGCGACCGCGACGATTACATGGGGCTCTACGCCGACGATTGCAGTCGCTGGCGGCTCTGCTACGGCTTCCATATCCGCGACCAATACGCCCGGCTGGTACCGTGTTCAGATTTCGTTCAACAGCGGGAACAGTGCGACCGCCGCGACGGTTGTAACGCCCGATCCGACCGGGTCCAACAAGGCCATTACCTTGTCGTATCCGCAGCTTGAACTGGGTACGGTTGGCGGTCTTCTTATCAGAACCAGCGGCACCGTTGAGAGTCAGACCGACTACACGCTAAACGACGTGACCGGCGCCGTTGTGACGTCGTTCGTACCCTCTACCGGCGCGATTCTTTATTGGTCGGGTACGTGGCAATGGGCAACGACGACGGGTCCGCAACAGTTCGGCACGGGCAACGGCTCGAACGTCGATTTCACGCTAACCGCACCCCCCGGCGCAATTCCCGCGCTTACACAGGGTGGTTATATGGAATATCGCGTCGGGTCGAACATGAATCTGTCTTCGCAGTTTCTCGATATCCTCAACAATCCTGCATACGGCATCATGCCGCAGTGCGCCGGTACAGCTTACGCTGTTGTCCAGGAGTCCTAACAAATGGCACTTATCGTCCCGCCGCTTATCCTGACGCCTTTCGCAAATGCGGGCGATCAGACGGTTATTCCGCCGACCGATCCGAACGGATTCGTCAACTTTGCAAACGGCTATACGCCCGATTACGAAATCAATCTTGGCTCGGGCGACCCGCAAGCGAAGGCGGTCGAGCGCGGCATTCAGAACTATCTTTTCAACGCCCTGACGCTGGCCGTGCAGGCATGGCAAACGTCGAACCGTCCGCCATGGTATGCAGGCTTCCCTGGGGGATATGCACAGTACGCCGAAGTAGTTGCGGCTAATGGCTCTGGCGTTCCCGTACCATACCGCTCGCTGGTCGCGGGAAATGTCGCGGCGCCGGGCTCTTCTCCGAACTGGGAATATATCCAGGGTTCGGGCGAGATGATCAAAAACGTTCCAATGCCTTCCGGCGGTCCCGGCGGTCCCGGCGTCATGCTGATTACGCAGGCGACCGACTTCAACACGCTGTTGAGTTCGGGCACGTTTCAGTTTCAGTCGGACGCAATCGTTTCGGGCTCGCCAAATACCCCGTCGAATGGCGGCAACCAGGCTGCAGCCGGGATACTCGAGATCATGTCATGGGTGAACGGCGCGACGACCTATTACACACAGTTCTATCGCGATCGTAATGGCCTTGGATTCATGCGCGGCGGCTCAAACGGATCGTGGACCGCATGGAAGATTTGGGCGAACTCGACACAATACGTCATTGGCGAAATTCGGATGTGGTTCGGCACGGCGACCGAAGCGGCAGTACAGGCCGCTTACGGACCCGGCTGGCACCTGTGCAATGGCCTGAACGGCACGCCGAACTATGCTGGCGTATTCCCGATCGGCGCGGGTCCGACGCTCGCTGCTGGCGCGACCGGGGGCTCTTCTACCGCGACACTGTCGACCGGTAACTTGCCGCAACATAATCACCCGGTCAACGTTAATGATCCCGGTCATACTCATGGCCTGAGTCAAAGCGCACACGCGCACGTCGTTAACGATCCAGGACACGCGCACGCGGTTAGTGACCCCGGCCATGCACACATCGTAAACTCTTCGCCGGGTCTCGGTCAGGGTGCGGCTGGCGGAAATACGGTTCAGCAGCAGAGCGGGAATATGGCGACGGCCGTAAGCGGTACCGGGATAGAGATCTTCGGTAACGGTACCGGCGTATCGGTCGCGGCGAACACGATTCCGATTTCGGTCAATGGCGCGGGTACGAGCATCACGGCGACGTCGGGCAACACCGGAAGCGGTACGGCATTCAGCATCGTTCCGCCGTATCTGGCAGCAGTCTTTGTGATGTATACGGGGGCTTGATGAAGAAATTCTGGCACGGCTTTCGCAAGCGCGACCGCGAGCCGATAGAACACCATGAAAAAAGCCCCGCTAACTTTTTGGCATCGCCAGAGTTAGCGGGGCTGATCGCATCCATCGCCGTGAAGGTGATCGGTTCGACGGTGAAAGACCGCATGTTGCGCGCGGTCCTGACTGCTATTGTTGCGGGACTGGGGGCGTGGTTTGGGTTTTCTTCGTCGACTGACTCTTCGCAACAATATTCGCTGCTGAACATAGCGGTAACGCAGCCGCGTAGCGCGCCTGTCGCAGCGACCCCTGGTTACCCGCGCATGGCGGCTGGCCGTTGATCTTCTGGACGGTCGT